TACTACTCATGCTAAAATATTAACAATAGATAATGTGGTATGGCCCGAGGAGCCTAGCTAATGGCGTATACAAGACAAATACTTAGTAGTTTAAGTGATTCAGACTTTGATCGTTTGTATGACGAAGACAATATCATTGAAAGTTATTACAAATCTGCAAGAGGTTGGGACCCTTCAGACATAAAGGTTAATTTAAAAAACGATTTTGTTACTGCTATAGCCGCTTCTAATCGATATGTTGTGGGTTTTTATGACGACGACTTGCTTATACAAATGCAGTTTTTAACTAAAACAAATGAGTTTGATGGTCAAACTAGAGCACGTGTAGGGCATGTGTTAAAGGCTAAAAATAAAAGCGATACCAAAAGTTGGATCTATGACGCAAGTATTGCAAATAATATGACTCCTACAGCTAAAGCATTACACGCGGAACAAGATGTTATAGGTTTATTTTTAGAGACTCAAACTAAAGATATGTACGACCTTATGAAAGCTGGAGCTAACAGCGATCTTAATCTAACTGAAATACAACCTTACAACGCTGCAACTAACATAGCTGTATTTGTAACGGATTTTGGATTCGAATAGATAACTGAGGTAAAATAAAACTATGAAACGACCAGGAATGAAACTAAAAAAGAAAGGCGTGTCTAAAAGACAACAGCGTTCTATTGACAAACTTCCCCAGGACAGACGTGCATTTGTAAAACGTCGTATGCTTATGGGCGACAACCTTAGGCAAGCCAAGAAACGTGCTAAGCCTATAAACGCTTAAGACAATGGAAGAAGCTATCAAGCTCATTAATGAAGTGGGCTTTCCAATAGCAGCGGCCGGAGGCTTAGGATGGTTTATTTACAAGTTAGTAATAAAAATTGTAGATGGCATGGAGGCAAAACTAGACGTTGTAGATGATAAAGTAGCTGAACAAATAGAACAGATGGAACAACGTCTTGGCACAAAACTTGACTCACAGCACGGTATACTTGTAGCATTGATAGACAGAGTGCGTAGTCTTGATAATGAAATCATACGTCAAGACACCATGATTAAAACAATTTTAGGAGTACCTAACTTAATAGATACAGACAAAATAGCAAAAGCAGATAGAGATGACCAAAGAAAAGATTAAAAAGAAACGCGGAAGACCTAGTAACGCTGAGTTAAAGCGTAGAAAGGATGAAGCTGAAAAGATTTTAATTACCCGTATTGTAGCGGCTATTGGTATTATTTTAATTCTTGGTATTTTTGTTCAAAGTGTTACTGCTGATGAGATGGTGCACAAGTTTAAGAACCCTTCTTTTAATGGCGTAGGTACTTCTAGTCATTACCTTACAATAGAAAATCAAGAGTTTAATCGTAAGAAAGCGATTAAAGAAGAAATTAAAGCTTATAGAGAAGAGCTTGAAAGAGAAAAAGAAAACACTACTCTTGCAAGATTTATTAGGAATTTAGAGTCTAGAATCTACGCTCAGTTATCCAGGCAGTTAGTAGAACAACTGTTTGGTGAAACCCCTAGCACAGGTGGTGTGTTAGAATTAATGGGTAACACAATTGAGTATTCGGTGGATGGAGACTATATTACACTTAAAATTACAGATGCTGATGGGAATACTACAGAAATTACCCTTCCTATTGGTTCCTTTACTTTCTAGCTGTGCGCTAATTCTTGACCCTATTGAAAATAATCTAGGGCCAATTGAACGTATTGAAGAAGCTCAAGTTGAACAAATTGTCCTTACCGAACTAGCTCACGTAAAACGTAATACAGACACATCAAAACCTGTAGTTGCTGTGTACGCCGACGCTTTTAAAGATGATACAGGACAACGTAGAAGTAATAGTTCGTTTGCTACATTCTCTACTGCAGTTACTCAAGCCCCGTATGTATACCTTATTCGTGCATTAAAACATGCAGGAACTAATGCTGATGGTTTTTTTGATGTAGTAGAACGAGTTGGTTTAGATCATGTAACTAAAGAGCGTCAACTCATTCGTAGTACCCGCCAAGACTTTGAAGAAAAGCAGAAATTACCGGCCCTTTTGTTCGCAGGTTTAATAATAGAGGGGGGTGTGGTAGGATATGAGAGTAATATTGAGTCTGGAGGCGCGGGAGCACGTCATTTAGGGATTGGCGGCTCAAAAGAATTTAGACGTGACACTGTGTCCGTTTCCCTTCGTGTAGTTTCAGTAGCCACAGGTAAAGTATTAATTGACGTCTTAGTTACTAAGACTATTTTAAGTGCTTCTGTAAGTCAAGACGTCTTTAGGTTCATATCAACAGGAACTGAGTTGGTTGAAATTGAGAGTGGTAGAGTACGTAACGAATCTATTAATTTAGCATTACGTGCAGCTATTGAAACAGCGGTATTAGAAGTAATCAAGGAGGGTGAAAACGCTGGTTTTTGGAGATTAGAAAATGAAAACGAGCAAGAGAAGAAGCCTTCTACTTAGCATTTTTCTACTATTTCCTTTGGTTACGTTTGCAGCGGATAACGAGATTTATATAGATCAGTCAGGAGCGACAGCTAATATAGACTTAGAGCAATTAGGATCAGGGAATATAATAGGAGGACTGAACTCGGTTGCAGGCACACTTACACCTCTAGATTTAGATGGTACTAGCTTAACGCTAGACATTAATCAAATTGGAGACAGTAATAAATTCTTAGGTGACATCTGGGGAGATTCACTAACAGGGTTTTTTGAATTTGACGGCGATAGCAACACCTTTACTTTTCAAGGTGATCCTACAAATACCTACGGTATTGACAGCTCTAACTGGAATGTTGATGTAACAGGGTCAAGTAACACGTTTACTTTTGACCAGGGCACTAATGCGTTAGCTAGCGGTTTGGATTTAGATTGGATTATACAAGGGGATAGCAACACTTTTACTATAGATATTGATTATGATGGAGCAACAAATTATGTTGATGTTGATGGTGACAGCAACACTCTTACTTTTGATGCAGATGGTTATGCGGGTGGTTATTTTTACCTAGATCAAACAGGTAATAGTAGAACGTTTAACATTGAGCAACAAAGTACATTAGATAATGACTGGCTTAAAATTATTTCTTCTGGCAACAACGGTACTGTTTGCGTCATTCAAAACGACGGCGGAACAAGTACAGGTTGTTAATATAGGGAACGTATCTGAGTTAACAGGTTTTGCTAGAGTTATAAGAGAAAAACCTTATGACGCAGAATTAAAACTAGGAATACAATCTCAAGACGATGTACGCACTAGCAATGGGCGTATAGGACTTCGTTTTCTAGATGACTCAGTTGTACGTTTAACTGAGCATTCTAAACTTATTGTAGATAAATACATCTATGATCCTGATCCATCTAAATCTAAGATGGCATTACAATTTGCCAGCGGGACTATCCGTTACGTATCCGGCAAAATAAATACAATTCGTAAAGAAAATATAAGCATACGTACACCAACTGCAAATATTGCAATTAGAGGCACAGACTTTACTTGCACTGTAGATGAGTTAGGTAGATCTTTAATTATATTGTTGCCTGATGCTAATGGTATTTCTTCTGGAGAAATAATCGTATCTACTGCAATGGGAGATGTTGTACTAAACAAACCTTACCAGGCTACAACTGTAAGTGTATTTGAAACTTCTCCTAGTAAGCCAGTTGTTTTAGATATAACACTTGAGCTTATAGATAACATGTTGATTGTGACACCTCCTGAAGAAGACGTACAAACGGAGACGGTGAACGCTGTTTCTAGTAGTGCAAGTTATTTAGATTTTAATGATTTAGATATAGATTATCTTGCAGAAGATTTTTTAGATAATGAGTCTGACCTTGAGTTTACTGAGCTAGATATAAATTACTTAGATACTAACTTTCTAGAAGACCTGCTAGCTGTATTAGACGAACTAGATGTACTTCAAGATGATGGTTTAAAAAGCGATGTCACTTCTACTGTAGTAAGAGGCACACAAATAGGACAAGACCCACAAACGCAAATTACAACTATTATCCAGGGGGAAGTGTTAAGTTTACGTAGATCGGTTAGTCAATCTGTTCGTATAGATTTAAACATTTCTCAAGGATATACCGTTATACTTATACAAGACGGTAAATCTAATCAAATTATTGTAAACGGTGGTGGATCAAATATTACTATTAAACAGAACTCGGGGTAAAAAATGAATAAGTGGTTAACAGGAGTACTTACTGCTATAGCATTATCAATGCCACTTATATTAGATTGGGGGGCATTAGAAGTACTTAGGCTTAAAACCTTTGATGCACTTATACAAGAACAAACTCCCAGCGGCCACTTTGTAATACTAGATATCACTGAGAATGATATTAGTAAAGAAAGAGGGTGGCCTTTTCCTAGAGAACGATTAGCAGAAATACAGCTTGATCTAATCGACCGTGGAGCTTTAGGCGTGGGTTGGGTAATTATGTTTCCACAAGCAGATAGATTTGGTGGAGACGCTGACTTCGCAATGAGTCTGCAGCAAGGCACAAATGTATTAGCTATACCTGAATACGAAAACCGAATATACCC